CACGTAAAAGATTTGAATAACGAATTCATAAGGACTTATCATGAGAGAAAGGAGGTAAGAATTTGAATAATTATAAAGAAATCGGAAAGATCGGTATAAATAGATGGGGAGGACAAATTTATGAGGAGTTCCTGAAGGAGCTCCAGGGAAGGAAAGGCGTCGAGGTTTACAAGGAGATGAGCGAAAACGACGATGTGATCGGAGCAATTCTCTATGCAATCGAGATGCTGATCAGGCAAGCGTCCTGGACGGTTCAACCAGGAGGACCAACAGCAAAGGACGAGGAGGCCGCAGAGTTCATATACCAGTGTATGGACGACATGCAGGACACCTGGACCGACACGATATCGGAAATCCTTTCATTTCTGACATACGGATGGAGCGCTCACGAAATCGTTTATAAGCGCCGCGCCGGCAAGAGCAAGGTTCCTCGATTAAACAGCAAATACAGCGACGGCCTCATAGGATGGCGCAAGCTGCCAATCAGAGCGCAGGAGACCCTCTGGGAATGGGTATATGACGATGAGGACAATCTCCTGGGAATGATCCAAATGCCGCCGCCAAAGTATGAGCTCATCACGATACCGATTGAAAAGTTGCTGATATTCAGGACCAAGAGCAGAAAAGGCAGCCCGGAAGGAAAGAGTATTCTCCGCAACGCATACCGCAGCTGGTACTTCAAGCGCAGGATCCAGGAGATAGAGGGAATAGGTATCGAAAGAGACCTGGCCGGTTTTCCGACATTGACAGCTCCGGAGGGAATGAACATCTGGGATGAAGACGACCCAGAAATGGTAGCTGTCAGACTGGCCGCAGACCGAATCGTCCAGAGTATCAGACGAGACAGCCTCGAAGGTTTGACATTGCCGGCCGGATGGAAGCTGGAGTTATTAAGCACTGGAGGACGCCGGCAATTTGATACCAATGCAATCATCGAGCGATACGACACCAGGATAGCAATGACCGTCCTGGCCGATTTCGTTTTATTAGGCCACCAGAAGGTGGGCAGCTTTGCATTATCCAGTGACAAGACGGAACTTTTTGCAATGGCCGTCGGTGCATACCTGGACATCATTTGCGAGACCTTCAACAACAAGGCAATCCCGGCACTGATTGATTTAAACGCTCAACACTTCGCCGGCATTACCGATTATCCGAAGCTGGGCCACGGAGACATCGAGAGCGCAGACATTCAGGCTCTGGCAACTTACATCAAGGATATGACCGGCGTCGGCGTACTGGTACCGGACGACCATCTCGAAGATTACGTGAGAGAAGTGGCCGGCCTGCCGGAAAGGCTGGATGATGGGACCAACCCCAGGCAGCCAAAACCGGCAAGGGACAGAAATTCTGACGTGAAGCCTGGCAAAGAGGCAGACAGTGACGACCTGGTAGATTTGGAGGACGACGATGAAGCTGTAAAGAAGGCCATGGAGCGACTGGGGAGGTATGATTGATGTTCAGGATCCGGAAGTCAATTCACCTGCACCCGATACACAAGGCAAAGAGGAAGAGCAAAGCAGCACAAGAGGTCCTCGACAAATTAAACGCATTCCTGGACGCAACAGAACCGGAGCCGGTATATTTCCTCACCAGGCTATGGAACGACCAGCAGCAGGCAATAACATACAAGGAGCTGCGAGAGGCAATCCTCAACGGATACATCGATGAGAAGACCATCCAGGCCTGGCAGAACGATTACGCAAACTTTGTAAATGAGCACCTGAAACCCCTATGGATTGAGGCCATGCAGGCAGCAAATGCAGACTTGATGGCAGCGCATCCGGATTATTTCTTTGACCCCATGAGCCAGGGTGTCCTCAAATGGACCAACGAACACGGTGCCCAATGGGTAACGGTAATAGCGGAGGAACAGAAGGAAGCAATATCGGCCATGCTGCAGCATGCATACAGCGGAGCATTCACCGTTGACGAGCTGGCCAGAACGATCCGAGCGACAATAGGCCTGAATAAGGTCCAGGTCAAGGCCAACCTGAACTATTATCAGCATGTGAAGAAAACTCTCCTGGAAAATAACCCAGGCATGAAGGAATCAACGGCCCAGAAAAAAGCCCAGGAAGCAGCGGCGAAATACGCGGCCAAGCAGCACAGGCAAAGAGCATTCACCATAGCCACAACAGAAATGGCATTCGCTTATAACAAGGGAGCTGACGAGGGCATAAAGCAGGCCCAGGAACAGAACCTTATAGGCAAGGTGGTGAAGGTTTGGAGCACGGCCGCAGACGAAGGCGTATGCTCTATATGCGGAGCATTGGACGGCGTCGAACTGGAGATGGGCGCTGATTTTGATTTCAAAGGCAACGAGCTATACAGCGGTCAGAAGCAAACGCCGCCAGCTCACCCACGCTGCAGATGCGCGCTGCTTTACGTGGAGAAGGAACCGCCGAAATACAAGACGGTACCGGAGCAGGAAGTGATCCAGGACTGGAGCCCGGAAGATCAGATACCAACGCCCGAACCTCCGGACCCGGCAAAGCCCGTAATACCACCGTCAGAGAAAATGCCACCAGGCATGAAATACAAAGGCAAGGCAAACCTCGGAGGAACCGGGGAAATGCATTCATACATCGACGAGACCGGCCAGGAGTGGTTATTCAAACCGGCACAAAGTAAATCCGGAAAACCGGAAGCCTTCAGAGCATATGTCCAGGAAGCCGGTTATAAGGTCCAGGCGATAATAGATCCGGACACAGCGGTACCGGTAGGAACAGGAGAGCTGGGCGGGAAGTTTGGAGCTTTCCAGAAGCGAATAAACACCATAGGCGACAAGATAGACCTGAAGCACTGGCAATACACCAGCGACCAGCTGCCGCCAGGAACGGCCGCACAGCTGCAGAGGGAACATGTAACTGACTGGCTGCTGGCCAACTTCGACAGCCACGGCGGCAATTTCGTAATGGACGACGCAGGAAGGCTCATAGGAACAGACAAAGAGCAGGCCTTCAGGTACATCAAGGAAATAGGCGCCCAGCAGATGAGCTACACATATCACCCGAACGCAACCTACGGAGAAACAGAGCCGATTTATAATACCTTATTCCGGAGGTTTGCAAAGGGAGAGATTGACCTGGATCTGCAGGACACCTTGACCTACATCAAGAGAGTGGAGGCAATCCCGGACGACCAGTACCGTGAGATATTCAGGAACTATGCTGAAGCGCTTCACGGGAAAGGTAAAAAAGCAGAGGAGCTGCTGGACCTGATCGTCGAAAGAAAAAACCGGTTAAGAGAAGAATATCGCCAGTTTTACAGCGACATTCTCACCGAGCGAACCGGCAAAAAACAAGTGTTCGTCTGGGCAGATGAGGCAGCAGAGCATATGAAACAGCCATTGACAGTAGTAACACACAGCCCGGAAACCCTGCAAAAGATGAACATGGCAGAGCTTAAGCAGCTGGCCAAGCAAAAGCAGATCCCATACTATAACAACATGAACAAGACCCAGCTGGTAACAGCCATATCGGACCCAGTAAAGGCGCCGGAAATGAGCGCCCAGGTAAGAAACAGACTGCTGGCCAATGAAGCAGCAAGGAAAGCTGCAGCAAGGACGCCGACACCACAGAAGGCCAAAGAGATCATATCTGCAGATGAAATATTCAAAGATGCGTCAATTATTCCGGAGAAAAAACTGGGCGTTCCAGTCAGAAGCGATAAGGGCAGCGTTGAAGGCCTCAATTTAACGGCCAGAAGGATGCGCATATTAGACGATGCAAGCGGCATGGAATATGAGGTCTATGAAATATCCGGCAAGCTGACAAGGGAAGCATGGTCCAAAACATGGGATAAGATGAAGCCTATAGGAACCATAGGAGAGCTTGAATTTGAGCTTGCAGATGATGCCAAGAAGCTCTTTGCTTCCAAGGCGGACCTTGGAGCTTCCATACGGACCATAAAGGTAACCGACGGAGAAACCACATTCGAGCTTTACATTGATGGCCAAACAAGAAGGTATAACGGATGGCGTGGTTTTTTCAGATTGAGAACTCCGGTAACCTCAAACGGAGCTGCGGACGCTGCAAATATGAGAAACATGCTGCAGAAGCTGGAGCTTGATGATCTTTTATTGAATCCGGACAGCGAAGCAGAAAGAGTATTCAAAATGAGCCGGCTTGTATGGCAACACGCTCCACATCGTATCCAGGAATTAGACGGTTTGACGCCAGAGCAAATACCGGTTAAACTGGATATGATATTAAGGCAAGAAGGAATAGACCCGAAGCATATAAATAACATGAAGCTGGTAAAAGTCTTTGACGGATATTCAACATACGTCGAAGAGGGCATCGTGGAGGCATACAAGAAGGAAGGCTTGAAATACGTCTGGACAGGAGTTCCGGATGGAGACGATATCGTAAAGATTATTCAGAGTCCAGGCCTGATGTCAAATAACAACCGTTTCAGAGCAGGAATGAGGCGCACAGGAGCAAGCCCGGTAGAAGACTTCAGGACCGGAGGCAGCGATAATGTTTTTACCAGGTTAGGCGTCAAGAGCAAAAGCAACCCAAGGTTTGACGACTGCTACCGCGGGAACCGGTACCGCATTCTCATTGACCCAAAAGTCATGGAGAGGACAGACTGGTACGCATACGAGGGAGACTCCTTCGGAAGATCGGATCCGTCGGCACTGGCCGGCAGGCTTTCGCCGGTGGAATTTATTCAGAGAATGGCCACAAGCTACCGGTACGGGAACGAAATCATGTTCAGGCACGGAATAGCGAAGGAGACCTTCATCGGAATATCATGCCAGAGCAACGCCCTCCGCGCGGAGCTCCTGGAGAAGTTCAAACAGGCGCACATTACCAAGGTAAACGGGATACCGATAGAAGATTTTGTAAAGGTGGGATCTACGATATGATAGACCAAAGAGCTGTATACGTCTTCAAGCCACCGGGAGAAAAAGATTTCACTGGGATAGCGCTTGATGTTCACATTCACAAAGAGGCCCTCCGGTTCTTTGACACCAACAGAGGACACGAGCTGCCGGGCAAGGTAACCCAGGAGACCGACAATGGATTTACTTTCACATCAACAGGAATCATCCAGGGAGAATGGCAGTTCAAAGTTCTGGGAATTGGAGAGTTTAAGCGGAAATATTTCAAGCTGGTCGAAGGCGGGCAAGTGCTGGCGGCCAAGCTACAAACCACAGAGGACCTCCACCAATGGTATCGGAGGGAGTTCAAGATTTAAATTGTTTTACTAAAACATGGCAAGGGGAGGATAAAATTGAGTATTAATACGGCTATTATTGTGTTTAAAATATTTGTGTTAACAATACTAGGAATTGTTATATACGCATGGTTTTCCCCTAACAACACTATTTATAAGAACGATGATTGGAGGACAAAAACAGGAAGGGAGTGATATTATCGTACAAACATATGGCGAACATGGTTTCAGGGTAATAGATAAGTTTTCTTTAGGCACAAATTGTAATAAGGATTATGAGCATGAGGGTTTCGGTGTGGACATAACCACATTATTGAAAATTATGGATGAGGGAGAATTTTAATATTTTTTCCCTTAAATCCACACTGAATGTTAAATACCCGATTTAAGACGGGGAAAAGGACCTCGTCTTTTTGCTTTGAAAGGAGGTAGATAACGATGGCCAAGTTCAGCGACCTGGTGAACATCAAGAAGGACCAACCGAAACCGGCAAAATCAACTTCAGGCGTAATAAAAGGTCGCTTCAAGATCCAGAAATCAGACGACGACAAAATGCTGGCGTTTGGCTGGGCCAATGTAGCAGTAACGGCCAGCGGTCAACAGATAGAAGATTACCACGAAGACATGATAGATCCGGAAGAGCTGGAACAGGCCGCGTATAAATTCGTGGAGCTTTACCGCGAAGGTGGAGAGCAGCACGAACGCGGAGGCGTGGCCGTGCTCATTGAAAGCATGGTATTCACCAAGGAAAAAATGAGCCTCCTAAACATTCCAGAAGGGACACTACCCGAAGGCTGGTGGATAGGCTTCAAGGTGTTAGATCCGGATGTATGGGACAAGGTAAAGGACGGCACCTACCCGATGTTTAGCATTGAGGGAGAGGCCATCCGGGAGGAAGTCACCGAAGAGAAGTAACAGAATATCGGTAAATCAAGAGACGGCGAGAAATCGTCGTTTTTTGTTTTATATAAATTAGCCGGGAAAGGAGGAGAGAAGCAGAAATGGCATCAAAACTGAAAGACCTTAAAATCACCAAAGTAGACTTTGTAGAGGCCGGAGCAAACCCCGAAGCAAATATCCTGCTGTTTAAGAGCAAGGACGGAGCTCCGGGAGCAAAATCCGAACCATCTACAGCGAAAGGAGGTGAAAAAAGCGATAGCCCCGTCAAGAAGTTTTTCTCTGCGATCGCAAAGGCTCTGGGCATAGCTGAAGACGAGCACATAGGCGAAGCGATCGACGAGATAGCCAAAGGCTATGAAGCCGCCACATTCGGAGAAAAGATGGACGAACAGAAGCGCAGGAGAGTAACAAGTGAAATATGGGACGTTTGCTACGCCTTGGAGGAAAGTCTGTGTTCAATCATCTGTGACGACGATGTGCCGGAAGAGGATAAACCGGAGCTCATGGAACAAAGCCTGAATGAGTTCGCGGAGGCTGTGAAAGAGCTTATCCCAACCTGGGCGCAGGGAAAGACCACAAACAAAATCGCTAAGAATGAGCAGCCCATCACACCCGTAAGGCTTGAAATGGCCAAGGCAGCCAAGGAAAAGCTGGAGGCTATCATAGCCAAAGGGGAAGATCCGGATACAGATCCGGAAGGCACATCCGTGGAGGATGGATGTAAAAAACCAAATCAAAAAAAATCGAAAGGAGACATGGAGGACATGAAAATCGATAAGAGCAAACTGACACCTGAAGAGCTTGCAGCGCTCGAAGCAATCGAGAAGAAAGCCGGCATTCCGGACGAGCCTGCAAATGAACCAAATCCCGTACCTGCTGCAACTGATGTAAACAAGAGCGAAGGACAGACTGGGGATAACCAAAACACCGGAGAAGAAGAGGACATCTACAAAGGACTTCATCCTGTAGTAAAGGCAGAACTCGAAAGACTTCGCAAGGCAGCAGATCAGGCCGAGGAAAGAGAGCTGGCCGAGGTAGCAAAGAAATATGAGATCATCGGCAAGAAAACCGAGGAGCTCATACCTCTCTTTAAGAGCCTGAAGAAAGCCGGCGGCAATGCCTATGAACAGATGATTGCTGTACTTGACGCCAGCGTAGAAGCTGTAGAAAAGTCCGGGATCTTCACCGAGATAGGCAAAAAAGGCAGCAATGGCGATGTTGACGCATGGACAGCTATTGAAAAGCACGCCGACGAGATCCAAAAGTCCATGCCTAATTTAACGAGAGCTCAAGCGATCGACAAGGCATGTGAAATGCACCCTGAACTCGTACATGAGTACGAGAATAAAAGATAAGGAGGAGTAAGCATGTTTATTAGCACAGGAATTAATGATACCCCGACCATTGTCGGAAAAGCAGGAATACCATTGGTAAATGCGGCATTTCTCGCTGTGAAATTCGATGAAGCAGGAAACATCGTTCCTGCAGGAACAGGCGAAAATGCACTCGGCCTGCTTATTGCATCAACACCAGAGCATGTTGATGTAGGAGAGGACGTAACCGTCCAGATTAAGGATATAGGCCTCTGGGTTACCGGGGATGCCATATCAGCAGGTGCAGAGCTCACACCTGACGCCAATGGTGCAGCTGTAACAGCTGAAGAAGGGAAATATGTTACTGCAATTGCGCTCGAAGCTGCGACAGCTGCAGGCCAGGTAATCAAAGTACAAATAGTTAAGTCAGGCAAAGTGCCGGCTTAAACCAACAAGAAAGGAGATAGCAGACTATGAAAGGAACAAGTATATCCAACCTTCAGGTACAGATAGCAAAAGGCTGGAAGCCAAATAACTACCTGACCAACATGAGCATGGCCTACTTCCAAGAGGAGGGAGACTTTGTAGCACCCGCTATATTCCCAATTTGCCCTGTAGGCCTAAGCTCCAGCTATTACTACACATTCAGCAAGGCTGACCTTGCGAGAGACAACGTGCAGAGGAAACCTGCATTCGGAAAGGTTCAGCCTGCACTGATGGGACAGACAGACAACACATATAAGTGTGAAGTGGACCAGGTAATCGTGGGCATCGACCAGATCGACGCTTTGAATTACCAAAGAGCAAAGGCACCAGGCGTAGCAGATCCGAGAAGAGCAAAAGTAAGATTTGTTACAGAGCAGCTGAAGCTTCATCTTGATCTTATTTTTGCACAGAACTTCTTTAAACCTGCAGCATGGCAGAATGTATGGACTGGCGTAGCTGCTAACCCGTCAGGTAAACAGTTCCTGAAATTCAACGATGCCAACTTCGATCCTGTGAACTTCTTCGATGCCAGAATTAAAGAGATCAAGCAGAACGGCCGTAGAAAGCCAAACAGACTGGCTCTCGGCGTTGACGCATTCAACGCTTTAAAGAACCACCCTGACATCGTCGAGAGAGTGAAGTACACAGGAAGCACTGCTAACCCTGCAATTGTTACACCTCAAGCACTGGCTGCAATCCTTCAGATTGAGCAGGTAAAGGTACTTGAAAGCACGTACAACGCAGGTGGAATCGGCCAGGAAGATATGCAGTTTGTCTGTGCAACCGACGGTGCACTGCTTTGCTATGCTACCAACAATCCTTCCATCGATGAACCGAGCGCAGGATACATTTTCACATGGGATATGCTCGGAAATGGTCAATACATCGCTCTGGATCAGTACGAAGGGGAGAAAGGCACGCATGCAGAGTTCATCGAAGGCTTGATGGCCACCGACATGAAGAAAACTTGTGACGACTTGGCAATCTACTTTGACCAGTGCGTATAAGAAAAGGAGGGGCATAGATGAACGGTAACAGTTATGGTTACATTTGCAAGAAAGCGTGTACACTTGGAGGCGTCGCCTATTCTGAAGGCGACGCTATTCCTTCTGAAGCCGTTCTTCCGAGCCGCGAAAAGGTCTTAATTAAACAAGGGCTTATAGTTCCGGCAGTGAATGTTGACGTTCTACTGGAAGAAAACAGATTTTTAAGAGCGAAGGTAGAGGAACTTCAAAAGACCGCCGGAGAAGCCCCAGAATCGCCCAGAAACGACGAAAAGGAGCAAAGGGGTATTATTATACCTATCACTGCAAAAGGCGGCCTAATTGAGCTCGAAATGACGCCAGAGGACATAATAAAAGCTATAGCTACCCTGCAGCTTAATGCAGAGGAGGCTGCCAAAGAGGTGGGCAAAATCGAAAAAGAGGAAACCCTTATCTTGATTGATGCGCTCGAGACAAGGAAAACAGTCAAGACAGCAATCCTGGAAAGGGTGGCACAAATGGAGACCGGCGGAGAGGAAGAGCATGGCAACACCGAGGAGGATAAGGGTCAGGGTGATGCATAATGGCGGAGAGAAGTTACACCTATGACCCAACGAAGATCAAGGAAAAAGGCAAAGATAGGATGCGCTTCGAGCTTGGCGACACCATGGTAGAGGGAGGAGCCGAGACGGCAGCTCTCTCCGATGAGGAAATCAATGCCGTTTTGGAGATGTACCCGAACAAATGGAAAAAAGCCAAGCTGGCGCTCATTGAAAGCATATGCCGGCGATTTTCCTACGAGGTGGACACCGATGTCGGACCTCTTTCCCTGGGCCTACAGGCCCGCGTAGAAGTATGGCGAGAGATGTATAAGGAGCTCAAGGCCGAAATAGGAAACTATTCCGTGCCGAGCGCAAATCCGGTCGCGATAAGCGGCGACTCATACTTTTACAAAGGAATGATGGATAACCCGGCAGTCAGCCGAAAGGAAGGTGGTGGCGATGTATCTTAGGCCAGGAAATCTTTATAAAGACTTTATCGTCGAGAAGAAAGGAGCATCTATAAGCTCACGAGGCAGAGCAAAAAAGAGCTATGACAGCGAGTCTGGAGAGCGAATAAGAGGTATCCTGGCCGAGGCAAAGCCCCAGGAAAAAGAGCGGTGGCGGCAGCTCCAACACCCTATAAGTCATACAATCGTTCAGAAAGGAAAACCCAAGGCAGGACCGGAAGACCGCCTGGTTTTTGGAGAGAGGATATTCTTCATCCAGGGAGTAGACGAACCGGGCGCCTTGGGATTTTGGACGATTTACTATGTGGAGGAACGCTTCGATGGCCATGAATATCAAGATTAAACCGGAAATTGATAAGCTGGTGGATCAGATCAACCATGAGGCTAAATCGAGAGCTTTCAGGGCCGCCAACGAGCTCCGAAATGCAGCACTTAATGTCCTGCGAGGCCAAAGATCAGGTCGCGTTTACAAAAGACCTTTTTCAAGCAGCAGATATACAGCGTCAGCGCCAGGAGAACCGCCTGCAGCACGAACCGGAAACCTGCGCTTGAGCTGGAAGCCAAGGACAGGATCAGAAACAGCAGGTAACACCTTAACCGTAAGGCCTGCAATTATTACAGATGTGAAATACGCTCCAATCCTCGAAAAAGGATTTGACGGCGAGGTCCAGAAGGAAACGAAGCTGAAAAATGGCAGAACAAAAACCATCACTTACCACCTGACTATAGAACCGCGTCCATTCGAGGAACCAATTATTGAGGCGGCAAAGCCGAAGATTAAAGAAATCTACAGCGAGCCGTATTTGAATAAATAAGGGAAGGAGGGAAGCCATGCCGTTAATAACAGACACCATCAGCAAAGTGTTTGATAAAGCCAGCGTGCACAAAGGAGACCTCATCAGAGCAAAGCACGAAACATGGGATGAGCCCAGGAACGGAATTATAACAGCGGTGAGCGATGATAAGCTGACCGTTTTATTTTTGCCGGGCCTTGGGAATGTCACAAACTACTACACAATCCTTGCTTCAGAGGTCGAGGCCGGAAAATGGACGGTTCGATGGACAACCGACATGGAGACGATTAATACGTAAGGCATGGCAGGCGAAGCACAATGACACTGGAAGACTTGATTTATAACCGGCTGATTGCCAGCAAAAGCCTAACAGATAAGCTGGCCAGATTTGAAGATGTGCCGGCAATATTCTACCAGGCAGCTCCCGGAGACCAGAACGAAGGCTGGAAAGGCAAAAAGCAGTATCCGAGGATTGATTTTGTGGTGGACATGCAGGCCAACCCGGAAAGACAGAGCTCTGGATTGATGACCATGAACATCTGGTGCAATGAGGCAGGGATATCTCCGGAAGAGATCGAGCCAGAAGTGCGCAGTGCTCTATGTGACGTATTCATGCAACCAGCCGGGCAACCTCCGTATTGCCTGGCGTGGGCAAGGTCGGACAGCTTCGAAATGAGCAGCAACACGCTAAAAGGATCCCATGTAATCGGCATAACCATTCTTTTTGACGTGCTGGCTTTTCCCTGCCAAGAAACAACAGATCCGGATCCCATTATGGCCATGAATGAGTTTGTCAAGGAATGGGAACCAGCAGCTGTATTGATAGGGAGAGACAAACTCCCAGATTATTTCACGGCCGACGAGAACAAGCCTGCATTTTATTTCAGGCTTGCGACTCTGGAAATGGCCCAAGAAACAAACACAGTAATATGGATGAATGGGAGTATAGCCGGCCACATAATCGCTCCAACAGCCGAAGCAAGGCTGCAGTGGCTTAAATATCTCGTGGATACGCTGGCAAGCCAGGGAGAGGTCACAATGCTGGACACTTCACCCATGTTCATACGAAGTATTAAGGCCGACAGCGCAGCCAATTACTTGCTTACTGGCCAGCTTCGGATAAATGTCCAGTTCGGTATACTACGAAGGCCGAAATACTCTCACACCATGACAAAGGCCTATACGCAATAGGCGAAGGCCGGAGAATAGATGTAGATCACGAAGATAGGAGGTAATTCTATGGGCGATAACACTAAAAAAACCCGCTCCGAGGAACCGACAATCCCGGAGCCAGAATACACAGCCGAAGAGCTCGCTGCAGCATCAGAAAAGGTATTCGGTAAAAAGGTCATGCCTGAATGCGTGATAGCTGCCTTTCGCGTGGCAGGCGTAGAAAAAGCAACAAAAACAGAGGCAGCAAAAATAGTAAAAAATTTCATGACGAAGGAGGTCAAGTAACATGGCAGGAGTTTTCACGATAGGTGAAAAGAAAGTCCGCCCTGGAGTCTATACCAGGTACGAGAATGCCAGCGGAGTATCACCGGCAGGAGCAGTAAACGGTATAGGCGCAGTAGTTATAAGAGCAAACTGGGGACCACTCAACAAGCTCGTAGAACTTGACAGCCCCAGCGCAGCAGCTTCTACCTTTGGAACAGAACTCACCGTGGATGCAATCACAGAGATGTTCAATGGAGGCTGCAGCAAAGTAAAGGCGGTCAGGGCAGGAACCGGAGGAACAGCTGCAACAATCACCCTGAAAGATAACGCAGCAGCGAATGTGGTAACCATCACTGCAAAATATGTCGGCGACCGTCCGTTCAGTGTAACCATCAGAGACAGCCTGCTCAATGATGACAAGCGCGAATGCATCATTTATTCCGGCACTACAGAATTTGAGAAGGTGGAATTTACAAAGGGAATAGCTGGAGACGGAGAGCCTGCAGCTCTCGTTGCAGCATTTGCCAATAGCAAAAACTTCACAGCACAAAAGGTAGCCGACGGAAGCAAGGTGCTGGCAGCAGTAGCACAGTCAGCAATGACAGCAGGAACAAACCCGACTGTGACCAACGCAGAATACAGCGCAGCACTCAATGTCCTGGAAACAGGCAAATGGAACGTACTGTGCGTAGACACAGAGGACACGACTGTTCATGCACTGGTTCAGTCTTTCATCCAAAGGATCTACCTCGCCGGCGCCACTCCGATGGCCTGCGTAGCAGAGACAAAGGAAGTGGACCTTGATACCAGGATGAACCATGCCGCAGCTTTTAACGACGAGAAAATGCATTTTGTATTGAACCCGGCATATGACATCAGCGGCAAACTTTATGACGGTTACAAGCTGGCAGCCAGGATCGGCGGCATGATAGCGGCCGTACCTTCCAACACCAGCCTGACTCACACCGTCGTGAATGGATTTGCTTCTCTTGCAGAACCACTGACAAATAGCCAGATTGAGAAGGCGCTTGCAAAAGGCTGCATCGTTCTTACAGTGAACGCAAGCGACCAGGTCTGGATCGAGAGCGCCATCAACACACTGGTAACACCAAGCGGCAACCAGGATGAAGGCTGGAAGAAAATCCGCAGGACCAAGACGAGATTTGAGCTAATCGAAAGGATCGTGGCAACTACAGACCCACTCATCGGCAAGATAAACAATGACAGCGACGGAAGAGCAACATTCATAGCTGCAGCCCATGGAGTAGTTAATGCCATGATCGGCGAGAAGAAACTGCTGGACGGTACAGTTTACGAAGATCCGCTCAATCCGCCTGCAGGAGACAGCGCGTGGTTTGTAATTGCTGTTGATGATATCGACAGCATCGAAAAGGCATATCTGACTTTCAAGTTCAGATTTTCGCCTGAATCTTAAGGGAGGAGGATAAGGCATGTTAAATAACAGAGCACCGATTGACGCCAGGAAAGTATTGACCGGGAAAGATGGCGCGCTTTACAACGATGAGGGCGTCATGCTGGCCACCGTTGAAACATTTCAGACCCAGGTCAATGTGACAAATGCAAAATACCAGCCGCTGGGAGACGCACAAGAGCATGAAGTATTCCAGGCTTATGGCGTAACCTTAACCTTCACAGAAGTAGTAATTGCAGATGAACGCTTCATCCAGGAGCTATTCGAAGGAATGAAGACCGGAGTAATGCCGGCTTGGAATTTCCAAGGCGTGGTGAAGGGACGCAATGGAAGCGAACAGCGCATGATTTACAGACAATGCGTACCAAGCGGCACAATCGACCTGCAGAACCTTTCCGTGGGAGATACCATCAAGAGAGCTTGGAGCCTCTTTGTCAACGATCCTCCGGAATTGCAGAGCTTGTTAACCGCCTAATACGCAATGGAAGCGTGCAGGCATATAACCAAATATCGAAGGCCGTCCTGCACACCAAGGGCGGCCAATTTTTTAATTTAAGGAGGTTATCATATCATGGCAAACGATAAAATTGAAAAGGCCAAAATCGAAGAGATCGAGCTTACTGAAGAGGAGAACAGAGGTCAGTTAAGGACATACGAGGACGACATCCTCAAAAGATTGCTGGCAGCTGCAAACTTCAAGGCCGAGGAAGACAACATTCATCCCATCGAGATAGCAAGAAACGGCGTGGTTCTCTTTACCTTCCGCATCCGTCCTTTGAGCGAGGAAGAGTACCAGGCCTGCAAAGAGAAGTACACCAAATACGTCAGGAACAAACAGCTCGGAATTAAATTCCCTGAACACACCGACACCGTAAGGTACAGAAGCGCCCTGATTTATCAGGCAACTGTAGACGAGGATAGGGCAAAGATCTGGGACAACAAGAATGCGTGGAAGGCCATCAATGTGCTCAACGGCGTCGACCTCATCGACAAAACCCTGCTTGCAGGAGAAAAGGATGCTGTGCTTGAGCTCATCGATAAAATCAGTGGTTATTCAGTCACAGCAGAGGAAACGATAAAAAACTAATAAAGGCCGGAGGAATGGCCACCCTGCTCCATCACATATTCCAGCGGATGGGCATTCCTCCGGACGAGGTTATGGCCAAACCGCCAGGAGTGAGAGCTTTCATGTTAACCTCCATGCGCGTGCAGCTTGAGGAAGAGAATAATTCAGAAACAGACGAATAACCTCTTGACTTTCTGTGGCACAATAATTATAATTTAATTGTGGCACAGAAAGTGAGGTGATGAAGTGAGTCCACGCACCGGAAGACCGAAGTTAGATAAGCCTAAAACCATTGAGGTTAAAGCAAGGATCGATGAAGAAATGAACAATCGATTAAAGGAATATTGCAGAAAGAACAATATGACAAGAACCGAAGTGGTAAGAAAAGGCTTGGAAACGGTATTAAGAGAAGAAAAAGAATAAAAAATGGCACCCGCCGTCCCGTCAAGAACAAAGCGAGTGCCACCCACCAGCCGAAGCTGATAAATATATTCTATCAGACTTCTGGCTGAAAAACAAGGAGGATGATAGAATGTCGCAAATCGAAAAACTATATGAGGCTTACTGCGCAGAGCAAAGCCACGCACCGATGCCACAAGAAACTATTCGTTTACATGAAGTCCTATCGAGTATGCTTCCTCATAAAGAATACCTGGAAGTAGAGGAACTTATTTCAGCCAGCCATAATGAGCGCGATAAAGAATACTTTTTTGCTGGATTTCGTGCAGCAATGAGATTATGGGCAGAGGCAATGAAATGAGAAAACTTGATCTTACAGGGCAGCGCTTCGGAAGGCTGGTAGTAATTAAAGAAGCAGGGCGCTCATCCGATGGGCGCGTAAGGTGGCTATGTAAATGCGATTGCGGAAATTATACGTCCACTCCAAGCACTAAGACACTGCGAAACGGAACCTGCAGAAGCTGTGGATGCATACAAGAAGAAAACAGACTGACTTGTAGAAAAATCGAAATGAAAGGACGCAGATTCGGTCAGCTTACTGTAATCGAAGAGGGAACGAAAACTGGAAAAGAAACTATGTGGGTTTGTGTTTGTGACTGCGGAAATAAAGTTACGGTGAACGGAAATAGCCTTCGACAAGGAAAAACTGTGAGCTGCGGATGTCATCGTAAGACGCTACTTGCAACTCATGGTCTCTACCAAACGAGATTGCATAGGATATGGAGAGGGATGAAACAACGATGCAGCAATCCAAATAAACAGCATTATGATCGATACGGAGGACGTGGTATCAAGGTATGTGATGAATGGGAGAATGACTTCCAAGCTTTCTATAACTGGGCAATGTCCAACGGATACCGCGATGATCTTACTATCGATCGCATAGATAATGATGGAGATTATGAACCATCAAACTGCCAGTGGATAACACAGGCTGAAAATACAAGCAAAGCTATAAGGAACAGGAAAAAATAATACACAGCAAAAGAGCTGTCCTGAACAAGGAGGCTCTTTTTTGTGAGAAAGGAGGAAAGAATGGCAGAGGTTTTCAGGATCGAGATCCCAATTAGTGTCGAGGACAAGACGGATCCTGGCGTCTCCCAGGCAACGCGGAAGATAAATGGATTTGATAAGGCCAACCAAAAGACACAGGAACGGCTTAACCAGATGAACCGAACAAAATACCAGGTCGTCCTTGACGCGCTGGATAGGGCGTCGAGCATTGTCGGTAAAGTTTCATCAAAAGCACGCAGCATAGCAGGTAAGACGTTCAGCTTTACGATGAAAGTAATCGACCTGGCCACGGCGCCGTTGAAAGCCCTATGGAACTTCGCGACGTCCATACAAGGTGCCATACTTGGTGCGACTGGTGCATTTGCCGGCATTTATAAACCGATGGAAATCGCCGGCGACTTCGAACAGACACAGATTGCATTTGAAACCATGCTAAAAAGCGCCGAGAAGGCAGAAAAATTCCTAAAGGAAGCGTCAGAGTTCGCAAACAAAACACCGTTTAAATTTCCGGAACTGATCAACAGCAGTAAGCTGCTAATGGCCTTCGGATTTGAAGCCGATAAGGTGCTGGATATGCTAAAGACCATAGGTGATACTGCCAGCGGCCTGGGAGCTGGTTCTGAAGGAATAGACCGTATAACGAGAGCACTCGGCCAGATGAGAGCAAAAGGACGAGCACAGGCAGAGGAACTCCTGCAGCTTCAGGAGCTTGGTGTACCAGCCAACCAAATACTGCAGGAAGAGCTCGGCCTAACCGGAGAACAGATCGCAAACATCGGTAAAGAGAGTATAGAGGCCTCGAAGGTAATAGACGCATTGCTGCGAGGCATGGAAAAGCGCTTCGGTGGAATGATGGCCAACCAATCCAGGACGGCCAAGGGCATGATTTCAACCCTGAAAGACACGCTTCAAAACTCCCTGTTAAGGCAATGGGGAGAAGGCCTATGGGCAGGAATTAAGCCAGGCCTTGAAAGGCTTACAAACTGGATAGATGAAAATCAGGATACCATCGCCGAATGGGGAGAGGCCTGGAAAAAGGCCGGAGAAAATATCTCCAAATGGGTAATGGCAAGAGTGGAAGACTTAAGAAGCAGCATACAGCGCATGACGAACTCACAGGAGTGGAAGGACCAAACCTTTGGAGCCAAGCTGAAGGTAGCCTGGAACCAGATAATAGCGCAGCCGTTCAACGAATGGTGGAATTCAACCGGTAAAGCTTGGCTTGCAGATAAAGCCAGCAAAATCGGTGAAGGAATAGGAACTGCGCTCTCCGCTGGATTGCTGGCCATACTCGGAATAGACGCAAAAGGCGCCGTAGAGGACGGAACCAGCATAGGAGCTTCATTCGCTGAAGGCTTCCAAAAAGGATTTGACGGCAAGAAGGTAGGCGAGGCACTCCTAAATGCCATAAAGGGCGTATTCAAAGACGCAGGAACGCTGCTCCCAGGAGGAGAGGAACCAACCAGTACATCCTGGCTGTCGGCCGGAGCAATAGCACTGGCGCTTCAAAAACTCGGAATTTTCAAGCTGATCGGCAAAGGCGGCAAGGGATTAATTAACCTCTTTGGCAAAGGCAGCAAGAGTGGAACACCCGACACCACGGGAATACCATCGGCTTATTCAGCAGACACCATGTATGTTACAGCCTCGATAGTTTATGTTTACGGAAAAACAATTCAGGGACCAGGAGGAGGATCCCCGACAGGTGGAGGCTCGCCTATAGGAGGTTACCCATCACTACCTACAGGAGGAAGACCTCCAGCATTACCACCGGCCGGAGGTTCACCGTTGGCACTTCCAGGAGCTGCAGGAGCGGCAGGCAAGGCATTAAACACGGTGCAACTGGCCAATGGAACATATGTAGTCACAGGCGGAGCATTAGCAACCGGCCTGGCCAAGACCGGCGTAGCACTCGGTAGTGGAGCAACAACTGCCGGCGGAGCCATAGCAGCCGGAGCTTCAAGCGTACTGGGAGGCGCATTCGGCCTGGCTGGCATTGGAGCCGGAGCAATAGACATATACCAAGGCACCAAAAAAACCGGAAAAGAGGCCAAGGACGAATACTGGAAGGGCGGAACCAAGATAGGCATGGTAGGAACCGGTGCAGCGTTAGGAGCCGCAATAGGTTCTGTGGTACCGGTAGTAGGAACAGGCGTAGGAGCTCTTGTAGGCGCCGGTGTAGGCGGCGTGGCCGCACTTTTCACCGGAGATAAAGCAGGAAAAGCCCTATCGGACGCGACAGACAAAGACGGAGCTCTGACAAAGTTCTGGGAAAACACCAAGCAATGGGCAAGTAACACATGGGACTCCATCAAAACCGGAGCTTCAAATGCCGGATCCTGGGTAGCCGAGAAGTGGAACGCAGCAGGAGACTGGATAAGCAACAAATGGAGTAGCTTCAGCGACTGGTTCGACACTTCGGTATGGACCCCTGTAAAAGACGTCGGAATATCGGCCATCAACATAGCAGCCGGAGCCTGGAGCGAAGTAAGAGACTGGGTAGGAGAGAAATGGAGCGATTTCTCCGCATGGTTCGATGAGAGCGTATGGACCCCAATAAGCAACGCGGCACAAGCTGCAGGTGAATGGGTAAGTCAAAAATGGGACGACGCCAAGACATGGATCGGAGACAGATGGTCTGATTTTTCAGCCTGGTTTGACGAATCCGTGTGGACCCCGGTAAGTAATGCAGCGCAGGCAGCCGGCCAATGGGTAAGCGACCGCTGGAACGATGCAAGAACATGGATAGGCGAGCGCTGGTCCGACTTTTCTTCATGGTTTGAAGAGAGTATATGGAACCCGGTCAAAACAGGCGCCCAGGCGGCAGGCGCATGGGTAAGCGAAAGATGGAACGAGGCCAAAACCTGGGTAAGTGAGACATGGGGAACCGTAAGCACCTGGTTTGACGAATCCGTGTGGACCCCGGTAAGTAATGCAGCGCAGGCAGCCGGCCAATGGGTAAGCGACCGCTGGAACGATGCAAGAACATGGATAGGCGAGCGCTGGTCCGACTTTTCTTCATG